TGCCTGACTTGCAGGGAGTCCGATTCTACACGGCCCTTTGTAAACCAAGCGACCGCTCCACCGACGATTGCTGCAACGCTCCCGACGATGGTGGTTTCTATCAGGTTCATTACTTGTTCGGTTCGCCCTTTGTTTTATCCAAGGCCATCCAACCAACTGACAACAAGGTCAATACGGAACCGATAATTTCGGTAAGGGTCGCTGAATCAATGATACCTTTAGCAACAAGGGTTCCACCGATGAAGGTTAACAGGTGGCGAAGTAAAGCGATGACGGCTGATTTCATTATTGGGAGTTTAGGGGTTTCGGGGTTGCGTTTGCGAAAGATTCTCATAGGGATTTGTGTTGTTCGTAGTCGGCTGCGTACTGCTCGTCCCATCCAGCGAAGGTGTGGATTCCGACGGGTTTGGGCCAAGTTTGGTCTTTTGTCCAGTTCTTCGGCTCGCTGCCTTCCCATAGAATGTCAACGCACCAAGCCTTTGGATTTGCAGGGTTGATATGTCCGAGTTCAACAACGGTGCGAGGCTCGACCTCCGAGTCGTTAATGGTTCGGAAGTCAGCGTAAACTGCAAATTCGTATTTTCGGAAGGTAGCCATTAGAGGGTTGTTAGGTCAGCGAGTTCGGGGTCGGTTAGACGGGTGGTGTAGAGGGGTAAAGCACTAATCCTTTGGTTGCCTCTCCCCTCAAAAAATACAGTCGGGTTTATATTTATCTGAGTTAATGCAGCAGTAAAAGAGAATGCGGTTGAACTCGTCCCAATTGGAACCCCATTGATATACAAAGCACTGCTACCAGACTTATATGCAAATGCTATTTTCATATTACCTGACACGGTGCCTGATGCTGCTATATTTAAAGCTAGTCCAGATGTATATACCGTGGCTTGAATTATATTGCTAGAATTCTTGCTTATTGATACAGTGTTCGTTGTAGCCCTTGCAAAGCAAAATAAATCACTTGCCCCGCTAACAAGTGAATTTGTTTCTAAATAAATCGTCCCCTCGGTCTGGCCAATACAACCGCTGACTGCTCCTGATAGGCTTATGACTTCTGCGTTGCGTGTTGCGCTTGCGGTGGTTGTGGGGATGTAGGAGGTGGCAATGGAGCCTGTTTCGGTCTGCGCTCCCCAGCCGTAAAGGACATCCGTAGTTGTGCCAGTAAAAATAGACGCACGAGTACTACCGCTTGTTTCAATTAATGCGATGGATAAACCATTTGCCCCTGTTCCTGTACTTATGCAGGTGTTTGTGCATCTGCATCGATACCAGCCATTTCCGTAATTTTCTATGTCTGCCGTTACCGTTGAACCTGTTACAAGGGCAACTGTTCCAAGTTGCAGGTCAAAATTCGCAAAGGTATTTGAAGCAAATCTTGTAGGAGCCCAAAATATTTGGACATATCTTCCTGCATTGCCCACTCCCTGTTTGAAAAATGCGGATGCCGTGTAAACCGTTCCGCTTGTAAAAGTTGTAGCACTATCATTACCAACCTTTGTGTGTGATGTATTCCCACTCGTAGGACTTATTGCATTGGCCGTGTTCGTACCGTACGGGTCAAGTGTTCCCGTGGTTGCTGACACGGTTGTAACGTTTGCCGTTGCATCCGAACGCCATCCACTCGCAAGCCAGTTTTCGCTTTGTACGACCAAGTTGGACCCACTCGGCTCCACCAAGAGAGCAGGGCATCCACCGCCAAGAGGATAGTCCAACCTCGGAATCCCCGAAGCCACGACCTCAATGAATCCGCTTGCGTTGACCCTTGTTGCCGTAGTTGCACGGGTAACATTGAAGTCGCCCGATGCACCAAGAACCACACCGCCCGAAGTCGTTGCCAAGGGTGTGTAGAGTTTGCCAGTCTTGAAACGAGCAGGAACAAGGATTAGCGATGGTGTCGGCATTCTTAGAAGTTGTAGATTGCAGCAAAGCGATTGAACAGGCATCCATCCACGGCAGCCTCGGCAGCGGTTGCTCCGTCAGCGGTTGCCCTTGCGTTGAACAAGGCCCAAACTCCAGCAGCAACGCCACCTTGGAGCATATTGGTCGGGTAGCCGTAGCCGTAGCCGATAAGCATTACAGGAAGGTGTAACCGATGACTGAACCTGCGCTTGGATTGACGGCCGTAATCTTACCGCCATTGCGTCCTGAAATCACGATGCCAGCGGAAATAGAAGCCCCCGAAAAGTTGTAAGCGGTTAGCAGGTTCTCGCTTCCAGTTCCTGTAAGGGTTGTGAAAGTAGCAGCGGTGTTGACTACAAGGAAGTCGTAGTTCTTGCCGGTAACGGATCCATTGATAAACTCCATCGTACCACCTTGGCCGAGCATTTGTTGCAATATGGGTGTAGGCATTTTTTAGCGTTTAATTGTAAATGTAGATTAGGTTGGAATTTCACAAACCGAATGGCCGTAAGGGATTTCAAAAGTCATCGTCGCCTGCCACCCTGCGGTGCGGTCATCTCGGCTCTCTACGAACCTCGTAAGGTTCACGGAGGCACTAAGGGTCCAGTCCTCGTTCGGGTCGTTTGTAAGCGACGATATGAAGTCCTGAGCGATTTGTAACTGGTCGCTTAGGACCTCGTCCTCGTTATCCTGCCAGCCCAGCGTAGGGCTGCCTGAAACCACTCCGCCCATCGGTTTGATGGATTCAACACGGTCAGAAAAGTAAACCCCAACCACCAAGTCCAAAGTACCAGCGTCAGTAGTTGCAGACTGAACATCCGCAAAGACCAAAGGATAGACGATGCGCTCACGGCTTGGGGTTCGCAGATTTATCGTGTTGTCCGTGCCTATCGCAAGAGGGTCGCCCGTCCCGAAGGAGTTGACTTGCGGATGGTTGTTGGCAAGGTCCAGCAGGGCTTGCTTGATTTTTGTCCAAGACATAGTTTTGCAGTTTGAGTATGTTCTTCTTGTGTGCGCCCATCGTTAGCAGTCATTACACGCCCCGAATTGACCGTAAGGGTAGGGGTAGTCAAGGTTGCTGATTCCCATCCTTCGGTTGCGGTCAAGGACCATCCCGGTTCGGTAGTTGGTGGCGTTCGGGTAAATCGTGTCAAGAGCAGAAGGAGGCGAGTTCCAAAGCGGATAGGAGTTGCGGTTTTCCATGAGGTAGCGTGTAATGCGTTCGGAGTACCACTCGGCATCGTTCTTCACTTTGTCGGTCAGCCGGGTAATCTCTTCCATGCTCATCTGCGAGGACTCTTCGCTCGTTCTACGGACCATGCCTTTGTTCATGTACTTGAACGCTAAGACCATGGGTAACTCGTAGTAGAGCCATTGAATCATAGCCGGCTGGATGTAATCCTCCAGCAGCGTTTGGTTGAGTGCAGACGTTGAACCGCTGACGACCTGCGTAACCAATTCCCCGTACAACGGAGAGCCAACGATGGGCTGAATCCGCATCTCCTGCACCTTGACAACCGTTGGACGGATTTGGGTGTAGGATACGTTCTCGTTGATGATGCTATTGTCCAGTAGCGTTTCTTCGCTTATGAATAGTGCCTTCATGCCTTGCTGATTTTATTGCCTTTACGGATTACCAACTGCTGCTCCCATACGTGCCTGCATTGGGGGCGATTCACTCCGCTCGGTGTGTGATACCAACCGCCTCTGCGATTCCAAACGGAATATCCCATGATTGCAGAAATCCCGTCGATGTCCTCCCTCGTGTAGACCTTGCCTTGCCCGGCCAAGTCAAGCATGACCTTGCAGAACTCACGGCTGGAGCCTTTGTCCTTGTTGCTGAACCCTGTGGCCCATGCGTACTTGTAGCGGACCTCCAGTACAGGCTCTGCAACTTCCTTGACATTCTTTGGAAGGTTCTGCTCGGCAATCTTGTCCACGGCTCTGCTGATTGGGTAGCGGTCCTTGGTAATTAAGTAGGCGACACGTTTAGCGACCTTGGCTTTGCTGACTCCGAACTCCTTGGCCATTTCTTCAACGCTTGCGTCCCGGTTCTTCTTGCGGTAAGCCTCAATCTTCTTGTCCAGTTCTTTCTCTTCTTCGCCCAGTTCGGCAAAGGCCAAGCGGATGTTTTCGTCGATGTTGGTGTCAAAACGCATCGGCTTGGAGTGCATGACGTGGTAGTCGTCGGCATGACATCCGAACTTACTTGCAACCACTTCCAAGACTTTAAACTCCTCATCGCCCCATCCGTAATCTTCGTCGTCATCTTGGCCCCAAGTAGGCTCGCTGAACTCTTGGGACTGAACGCCCAGCATCGTGTCAATCTCTTGAGCAGATAGGCCGAAGCCGGCTGATAGCATCGTCCGAGCCATCTCCAGCGTAATTTTCTCCTGCATATACTGCCTGACGATACGCATCAGGTTTTGGTACTCACGGCCCGACAACTTCTTGATGTTGTCGTTGCTCTGCAAGGCTTCCACGGCTTGCGGTTGCTCGTCGGGTTGGGGGTTAGGTCCAACCACATCAGCAGGTTTCTCAAGCGGTTGCAGACCTGCCTTTTCCCGAAGTTCGTCTTGGGTCATTATCTGCAATAGGGCTTGTTCGCTTAGTCGCTCCGTGATGGGTTCCACAGGTATCAGTTCCATCCCTTCGACTCCGTTGAACGAGCCGAGGTAGTTTATCATCCGCTCCACTTTCCGCACCCGGTCGTTGACGTAGGTCGCCTTGAATAGTTCGTAGGCCTCGACCAATTCGTTGCGTCCACCCAATTGGCCCTCGGTTTTGACACCGAATAACGCTGGATTCGTTACACGATGGGCGATGAATATCTCTTGCTGAATGGCTTTGTTCAGTATCTCGAACTGCTTATCCATGTCGCTCGGTGTGAGCGGTTCAAGTGTAGGGGCCTTGGCTGCATCGTCGTTGAAGGTTACAACGAAGCGACCAGCGTTGTCAGTTCCCGAAAACTTGCGTTTAATCTGCCTCTCGATGTCGCCCTGTTCTTCGGGGGTCGGAATCCCGTTGTTAAAGTTTATCAAGTAACCCCCCCAAAAGTTGTTGCGGAGGTTGTTGTTGTGGAAGTTAGCCACTTGCACGTCTGCCTCAATCCAAGCGTTCCCTCCGATGTATTCTGGCAAAGGATAGTGCTTCACGCCTGCTGCATAGACCCGATAGTAGAACAACTGCTTTCCGAGGCGGTTCTCCGGGTCGAATGCAGGAATTTTCTCGATGTCGCCCACCTTCGGGAACAACTGCATCATGTCGTCGTTGTACCAGTCAGCGACTTGGAACATCTTTTCTTCTTTGTCAACCCTGATTTTCTCAAAGGGAACATGCTCCATCTTCGCAATCGTGCCAAGTTTGGACCAAGTAACCGCAACCGCAAAGCCGTTGAATAACTCCAAGTCCAAGACCAGTTTCTCGGTGATGTCGTTGAGGTCCTCGGTGCTGGAAAGTCCGTCGAAGAACTTGATGAACCGGGCTTGCTGCTCCACGGTCAAGTCATCCCCTGCCTGCCAGCCTCCGCCCATGATGTAGTTCACCTTGCCGTTGACGATAGCGTTGTGCTTGCTGCTCCTGCGATAGTTGTCAAGCAGGTAGTAGGGGTATTCGTTCGCAAAGCCGTAGGTGATGTATTTGCCGGAGCGGTTCTCCAGCATCACGGGGACCTTATGCTCTATCCCCAACCATTGGGTGAAGTGTTGCGTTGACTTGCTCATAGGGTGTGAACTGTGAATGAAAGGGCCGAAATTGCGATACTTGCACCGCTATCGATTGCGTTGATGTAGATCGTGAACTCATCGTTGACCGCACCCGTAACGTATGCCTCCGTATAAATCGCATGGCCGTCTGAGTGGCTTATTGTAATCTCGGTCATTGACTGGTCAATCGTTGTGCCGTTCTTGGCGATGTAAACCTTGATTTGGTGGTTGTTGCCCTGCTGCGCAAGGACCATGGATGCAGCGATGCGAAGGGTCGCCCCCGTTGTGCCTGTGTAGGTCAGCGAGTTGGTAGTTCGTGAGAAATTGTAGGTTGACAAAACGCCTGATGTCATCGCACTTGTCAACTTGACTCTTTGCCCCTGCGTTGGGGTGAAAGCCGTGTTGGTATCGAGGTAAAGGTTTGCAAAGCCTCGCTCCCGGTTTAGCGTTGCGGTATCGGCAAGGTCATCGAATAAACCACCCACACGGGATGCGGTGTTCGCCCCGGCAGCGGTTTCGTTGGTGATGGTTAAGGCGCTCGCTTGGAGGTCGCTTCGTGTTTGTACGCTCATGCG